TAAGCTCTTGAATAGACACGTTTCTGATGTGACCCATATAGGTGCAATCAGTAAGGTTCGGGTCGTCGGTAATGCTGTGGATGAAGTACGCAGGGTCAACGTAGTCTTCTTTGATTCCGTAATTCGAGTCGTTGTTGCGCTTTACCACAGCCATACCAACGGTAACAAGGTCGTCTACGTTACGGCGGTAAATCTTCTCGTCAAAGTCGTTCCAGTTGAGTGTCAATCGAGTAGCAATCTGAGCAGCAATCTCCGCTTGGGTCTTGATGCCCGTCTCAAAGAAAATCTCAGCTTCCTCGGTAGTTTCTGGAAGAGTATCTGGGTCAACAGCTGTCTGTAAGCCAAGGGCCTTAGCCTCAGCAAACATCTCTTTGTTTTTAATCGCTGCCTTAATCTTAGCACGCTCTCTGTCCTTTTCTGTCTGAGACAGTGGGTCAATAGCCTCTACGTTAGGGAAAGGTGAAGCGCCTAGAATCTTGTTGACTACAATCTTTACGAACTTCGGGATGATGGGCACAGGTGACCAGTCAATGGACAGAAGTGCTCCGTCCCCGTTGTTTGGGTCAAGAGACGTAAGAATCTGTTTGTAGATATTTACGTCTTGGGTGCCGTTGGCATAATCCCTGTTAATCTGGAATTCCTTCCAGCGCACGTTGTATAAAGAGCCTGTGGTATTGACACCACCCCATTGAGAGTATACGCCTTTCGCGTACTGCAGTCCGTATTCTTTCGTGACCTTTCTGGCGTGATTTGCCAAAGGGTCAGGGAAGTTTACGTTGCTACTCACATAATTGTAATCCGACATACTAAAATATCCGTTATTGTGCAAATATACAGATATATCTAACGCCTGATTTCTCGACCCTTACGAAAAAACACTTTAGCGTTAAAGTCCGTCTTTGGCTTCTCTGCTGCAACCTTCTGAGCGGCAAGCAAAGCAAGCCCCGAAGAGATGGTCAAGTCAAACTTGGTTCGGTCGTCAATCTTGAAGTTAATCCAGTCCTCAAGCGTTCTGTTGAAGTACATATTGCTGTACTTGCCAGTCTCATCATTGATGCCTACGTGGTGGTGGATGTACGACTCAATAGCCTGAGCGTGCGCCTGAATTACATCTTGGCTGTTTGATGGGATGCCCTTTGTCTTTACGTTGACGTGCGCAGAGGTGGATGACAGATGTGCTGGTCGTCCCATTAAATATCCGTCGTAACCCCTTGATTCAAAGTATCTTACAATTCCGTACTTGTTGTTTTCCACCAGTAAAGGGAACCCATAGAATACCGCAGCCATCAAAACATCCTCGTAGAATATCTTGGCCAGTGGAGGACGTGATGCATACTCAGCTACAAACATATTGGACGGGTGCTGCATATTGAACTTGGTCATCATATGGCAGGCCCCTTTTGACGAGCGTCCATCTGTTGTAGCGTCAAGGTCGTATGAGTCAACTCCGCCACAGCCAAGGAAATCATTGGGGGCTACCTTCTGGCCACGCTCCACCTGCATCTTATTGCGTAGCTCTACTGGAGGCATCCACGTGATGCGCCATCTTCCGTTAGCATCTGGCTTAAACTGCACCTTAGAGTCCTGTACTCCATTCTCCCAGTGGAAGTTTCCAATCACCACTGGATTAGGGAACAGCTCATCGTTGTATTGGATTTGCTCGTAAATCTTGGTGATGTTAAACAGCGATGCCTTCGTAGAATCTCGGAAGGCTTCGTTCTCGGTAAAGGGGAACTGACGAATGACCTCGTTAAGTTCGTAGCTGTTATGCTGCTGGCCCTTGCGCTCGTTCTTCAAGAACGTCCTAGCCCCGATGGAGGTGAAGGTTCCGTCCTCAGTGATTACTGGCTTCTCTGGGTCGTCAACAATAGGTAGCCCGTACTGGTCAAAGAATCCCTCAAGTGCCTCATACGCAGGGATGAAGATTTTGTACAAACCACTCTTTGTACGTCCGTTCTCGTTGCGCTCATTAGGGTTTGAGTCGTAGTATAGGCTTCTAAACTCTCGGCCTCCTCTGTCAAGAGGGTTTACTGTTGAGCCAATCATAGCCTTACCAATAACCCTACGGCCTACGATAAGACAGGTACGATGGATGCGCCATATCTCTCTTACGTCAATCCCTTTCTCGTATTTACCCGCTTCATCGAAGAACAGCCTATGTGTCTTACTTCCGTCATAGGCGTTGATTACCGTGTTCTTCCAGTTGATGATGGTGTCAAGTGCCTCTCCACGAGTGGCCGTCTTGTTGTTCTTGGTGATTCTCTTTGAAGGCTCACGGAATGCAAGCTCCATACGTGGATTGGTGGTACCATCAATAACAGGAGCGAAGAAGAACGGGTAGCTCTTAAATACAGGCACAACCTTAGAGCCAAAGACCGCCTCTTGAGCGTCAGAACCTGTCTTACTCATAATGCCGAGTAACTTATCCTTTACCTGTGAGCCCTCGTCCACCAATGTGGCAGCGCTCATATTGGTATATCCAGAGCGTCGGCACTTGGTGTAAATCTGTCCAAGACATCGTGGGTCAGCCTCACAAGCCGCTAAGTGGATAAACAGCTTTCTCTGGAAGTCTAGGTAGCTAGGATACCCGATGTCAATCTTGCTCCACTGGATGAACATATAGTGGTGTCCAGTGATGTAGGTAGGGACTCCGTTGTTGTAAAACCAAACGCCGTCCCTTCTTCTTTGGAACTCCTGCTCGATGTATGGTCCCCATCGGAGCTGAAACTCTCGAGGTGACTCATACCAGTCATCCATACTCTTGATTTGGTTGAGCTCTCTTGGAAACTCGTGGCGTTGCCAGCGTTGGTTCTCTTTCTTTAAGTTATGGAACAGAATGTCTTTCTTTGCTGGTTTGACTGGTAACTGAATCAATAGAGATTCAAGCTCAATTACCTCCCCTTCCGTATCGTTAGGACAGATATTGATTACCTCCTTGTTCTTTACCATCTTCAGTCCAGCCATAACCTATCGTTTTGCGTTGCGTTCAGCGAATCCAGCCTTGAAGTCTCTGTCTTCTTCAATGCCTCCCGTCTCACGAAGCGTGCGCACCATCTCCTCCAGCTTCTGACGCTCTTGGATTAGCTCCCTAGCGTCAACCGCAGTCTGCTTAATGGACTGGAGTTCGGCCTTGCGAGCTGACCCATTGATATCTGGGTCAACGGGCTTCTTAATTTCCTCAATCATATTGTTGATGGCTATCTCCATAGACTCAAGGAGCCTTTGGGCAGCGTCAACAGTGGTAAACTTAGCCTTTATAGCCATAATCAACAGCTAGTAAGTGGTCAACATTCATACGCCAAAGCTTTTTGCCGTCAATCTCCATCTCGTAGTCCGCATCTTTAGCGAAATACACGATGTCACCCTTCTTTACTCCAATCTCAGCCAATGCTTCCGAATCACAGTGGATGCGTCCGTAGCGGTTTGCTTCTGGAGTAAGGTTTACAAGCTCAATTACGGAGCTCTTTAGGTGATGAGGCTGAGGGATTGGCTCTACAAGTACCCAGTTAGTGAGTACTTGAAGTCCATCCTCATTTTTAAAGGCGTAGCATTGGGTAGAGAACCCACCATCTGGGTGGTATCTAACCATAAAGTTTTCCTTCTCTAGCTGGTTTCCACCATCCATCGTTACGTGGTGATGAATGTAAAGGATGTCCCCGACCTTGACAGGTGTTTTATACTTCAAGGGAATAGAAACTACTTCACCATAGGGGATGCGATGCTCAAACTCGTTGAACTTCGTTTCGATGTAGATTTCTACGTCTCCTATCTTTTTGGTGTCTTGTACTTTCTTGGGGATGTTTATAATAAATTTATCTAGGCAGTCCATTTTGTTTAATTAAAATCACACGAATACTCTACGATGACAGATTGATGCATAATGCGTTTCCATAGCATCAGGCCTCTGTCGTCTTTAATGTAGATGTCGTACTTCTCCTTGCCGTATTTAATTAGGTAGCGTTCGTCAAGGACAATTGAGTCAATCTTAGAGCGACCAACGTCCTGACCTACTACATAGGCAAGGCCTTTTAGCGGGTCTTGACCCACTACAATTTTTCTTATCAATTCCATTGTTTAGTTCTTTAGCCAGAAGTCAACGCTAGAAGGGTCGTCACCGTCCTCGATGTCGTCATCAGTCCAGTTGTCGGCGATGTAGTTTAACACCGTCATCAACTCTTCTTTGTTGTATGCTTCAATTTTAGATATAGATTCAATTAAAAATTTGTCTTCGTGGTCGTGAACCACTCCAACGTTTGCAATCATCAGTAACTTATCCTCAAGACCTAACTGCTCAGCTATTTCGCATATCTCGTCTAGCTTCGCTTGAGCCCTGATGAGGAACTCCATCGTCGTTGGGTCACTCGGCATTACAGCTTTCGGATGTGGAATACGCTGTTTGACTTTACGTCGGCCGCAGCTGCAGAAGCTAATGCTCTTACAGAAACAACATCGCCACCTGCTCCGTTGATAATTGTTGCTTGAGTTAGGAAGTGGTCACTAATTGTAGCAAAACGAGTTTGAGATGTGCCAATAGTTGTCCCATTTACATCAAAGAAAAACGTTACATCCGTGTTGGTGGATGTAGTCTCAATGTTTGCCGAAAGAGTAATCTCATACACACCATCCTCGTTAAATCTGAATGAGGTTAGGTTTCCTCCGTAGACGTTACCTAATGTATATACTGTTGCTGCGTCACCAATGAGAACAGTATCATTACCAGTGGCCCCAACGGCAGCAAAGTCAAGGTATACTGGTGAGGTAGTAAGGTTAATGGTTGGCTCAAGGCGAGCCACAACCTCAGGAGCCGACTGATATACGTTAGGGTTAATCAGTGCAGCAAGCGAAGAATAATCAATACGCTTCCACGTGGTAAGAGACGCATCGTAAATCAAGAATCTGTCACCTGACGCAGGAATGCCAATGTCAGAGATGG